ATATAACTTTCAAATCCACCATACCATCTTGCGAAGTTACCACCTATAATTGCTTTATCTTCTTTTGTAGGTACTATATCTTTGATTAAAGTATCAATCATTAGCGTACCAATAGGCTGGATTGTTTTGTTGGGAAATAATCCCTTATAATACATTACATCACTATCATTGTGTGTAAAGATTGTATCGCATGATTGTAAGAAGTTAAAGAAGTAAATTTGGTCTGCTATCTCATAATCGTTATACCACCAATGAGGTCCTTCTTGTACATAATGAACGTTGGTATTACCTTTTTCTTTAATTCTACCAACTATATCTTGTCTAAGTAATTCGGAAACTGGATTAACTCCGTTTACCAATGTACTACCTTCCGAACTTAAGAATGTTTTACCTTTTGGAAATATTACAAAGACATGGTCATATCCTGTCAAATTTTTATCACTTCCAAACAAATGAATATTGAAATGGTCTGCATCTAAAGCATGCATCCAAGCAAACTCCGTTCTCATATTTGGATGGTTCGCAGGTACTTTACCCACAAACCCCATCTCAGTTAAGAAAGCTATTTTAGATTGTATCATACAACGCATTTTGTTTTTCTTGTCTTTCAATTTGCTTATGATGATATAGGCAGTATTCCTCATCCATAGGAAGAACAGATAAGGTATTATACCCAGCTATTCTTTCATGAACCTTACCTTGCCATTCTATTTCAGATGTTCTTCTATAAATGCGTGTTTGATAATCAGGAAAATTTACCCAACCTTTTTCATTAACATTCCATTTCCATTTTTGGATATGCTCTTTTGTAAGTCCAGTTACAGTATTAATACGAGGTACAAAGAAAAGGTCTACTTCTTTATTATATTCCAAAAATTGATGAATGTTTTCAACCATATATTCAGATGGCATTTCATCGGCATCTATTTGGAAAATAAAAATACCTTTTGCATGATTTTTTAAATTATTCTTAAAAGATGCAAAATCATTATTTAATGAAAATTCAATTACTTTAATTTGATTTGGCTGTAATTGAGCCATTATATTCAAATAATCTTTTACTTCTCTAGTAACAGAATCTGAATCATATTGAATTAATATTTCATCATCCTTTTGTATTCTTGGATGTAGAAAATTTATAAGGGTTGTAAGTTCAACCAATTCGTTGCAAACTGTGATTGCATAAGTAACATTTATCATAGATACAAATATAACATTTTTTTCTTAAATTACCAAATCTATTTTGGTAATATATTTGTATATATAAATATAAAGTAAAAAGAGAAAACGATAAAAAAATTATGCTAATTTAAATTGAATACCACCTTTTAATTCAATTTCACCACTTATTTTTGATGTTTGAGATTTTCCAAATTTATTATAAAGTAATCTAGCACTACCACCCCATATACTTCTTCTGTTAGTCCAATCATTATTGTTTAATGTGGCATATAAATCACCATTTGAGCTATTTTGTAAGTAATTTTTTAAATCAGATGGTTTTAATTTTGGATTCATTTCTAATATAAGAGCAGATACACCAACTACTTGTGGTGATGCCATAGAAGTTCCACTAATATTCATTTGTCTATAAGAAGCATTGTATGAATATGCCTCATCAGTAAATTCGTTTGTAGTTGAACAAGCACCCATAATATTTGTACCAGGTGCGTAAATATCAACTCCTGGTCCTGTTTCAGATGATGTTGCTTTTTGGTCTGTATTAACATCATAAACTGTACTATCTGAATTTCCTACTTTTATTGCGTTTGTTGAAAATGGAGATGACCCTCTATGATAATAAAATGTTCCACCATTTCCACCAGATGTTGTTACTGAATTATCATAATCTACACCAGTTGCACTATCTATTTTAAATCCATAATTTCCTGCTGAAATCATAACATGAATACCTTCGGCAATCATTTCATCTATATCAGTATCAGTAGATGACACTCTATTATTTGCATAATAGTATGCACCATCATAGTTTTGTATAAATCCATAATTTGATTCTCTATTAGCAGCTACAGTTGCGGTTGTATTTGTGTAGGCCGTTCCTCTATATGTTAATGAAGATACCGAAGTAAAATATTTTATGTATCCCCAACTCATATTAACTATTGTTGGTCTTTTTGCTCCTGTTTTTGGATTGTTTGGTTTATTTCTATGCCAAAGTTTTATAGCATCAAATGCATCTGTAATTGATATACCAGTACCGCTATCACCAGTACCTTCCAATCCATCTAATTTTTGAGAAATCTCTATAATGATTAGCAGACTGCGTTCCAGCAATACCACTTTCTGTGTACCAATTTATTTGCTGTACTCTACTAGCTCCAAATTCATCTGTGAACTCTGGGTGGTTTAGTTCAATTCCACTATCTTGAATTACTATATCAACACCATCACCAGTTAAACAATATTCATATGAAGATGTTGTATTTGTTGATATCCCATAGCTATTAAAATCAAAATTACAACGAATCATTCCCCAATTATTATAAGCCCCACTATCGGATGATGTTTTTGTAAAATCTCCTCGTTGAATTGCTTTTAAAACCATTTTAAGGTCATCTCTTTTTTCAGGCGGTATTTCTACATCAAATACTCTTTCATCCAATTTTAGTTGCTCAGCTTCTTCATCGGTAAGTAAATACCAGCATTGACGAAGAGAACCTGGTCTTTCGTTTGTAAATTCCACTTTACGATTTGGAATATAAAGTTTACCACCATCGGTATCACTTTCTATATCATTCCAAAAAGAATCGTAATCAATACCTTCTTTTAAGATAACATTGTATTCTCTCATATTCTATTAATATAATACGTTCCATGCACTTCCATCATAGAAGTATGGTTTATATACAGCTCCAGATGCAGAAACTGCAAATGTACCAGCAGTTACTAATACCCCAGATGGTAATGGGTTCGAAGGAGCGATATTCATAAATGATGTAATGTGAATAGATGCGGTTACTTCGGTTTTGGTTGCAATTGGTTCATATTTTAAACCATCACTTACCATACCCATACTTCCAGAATATCTTATTACACCATTAAAAGTTGTACCAGTTAAATTTAATACTCCGCTTGTACCAGATGTACCACTTGCACCCGCACCACCAGCTCCAACCGATGAACCAGATGTAAATTCTATCCAACTTCCACTAATTCTACCCATAAATTTATTGGTAGTAGTGTTATAATAAACATCACCATTAGCAGGAGTTAAACTACTAGTTTGGCCATCACTAAATTGAGCTAATCTCAAAGATGATGAAGTTATTACTACAGCGTTTCCTGCATTTAAATTAATGTTAGTTGCTGAATATATTTCAGGTGTACCAGGAGAAGTTACAGTTATCGCAGATGCGGTTATTGAACCACTTACTTTTAATGAACCTGTAATATATGCATCTCCGTTTGCAGAATAGTATGAACCAGTTTGTGCAAAAGGTCCGCCACCGCCACCACCAACAAATGGAACTCCGTTTTGATATAATGAACCACTAAACCAAATCGAACCAGTTACAACCACACCACCATCAACCCACATAGAACCAGTATGTACAATTCTACCATCTTTGAATTGAGTTCTTCTTTGTCTTTCTTTAATATAAATAGGTCCACTTAAGTTAGAATTTGCTGAACTACAATAGAAAATTGTTGAACCCGGAACTGAACCAGATGTATTATATGTTACAGTACCATTTGTTGCACCATTATTATTAACCCCAGTTACACCCTGCCCAGTTCCAGTTGTTACTGAAGTTTTGATGTAGAATGGATGCGATGCCGCTACTACATTAAATTTAATTGTATCACCATGATAAACCCAAATATCAACATCTTCACCTCTCTCAAGTGTTGGGTCATTTGATGGATTAAATACATAACCATCATTTCCATTATTAACAACACTCCAATCTCTTACCATTGATTGGGTTACAATAAAATCTTTAAATATACCAGAAGATGATTGTACAAATCCAGCTTCTAATATTTGCTGAGAACCTGTCAACCAACCATCATATGATGCGGATGAAAATGAATTTGCATTACCACCCGTCAATGTCACAATTACACCGCTTGAACCAGAAGGAGTAAGAATAATACTTCCACTAAAAGAAATATCAGTAACACCAAATACTGATGTTATACCACCACCATCTCTTACGCCAATTTGTTGAGTAACACCAGAAGTTCCAGATGAACCAGCCGAACCATTAGAACCACCGGAAGTTCCAGATGAACCAGATGTACCACTAACACCAGGAGAACCCGATGTACCATCTGAACCTATCGCAGATGTACCACTTGTACCAGATGTACCAGGGTTACCCGTACCATCTAATCCAGATGTACCACTTGTACCCAATCCAGAAGTTCCCGATGTACCAGGAAATCCAGAAGTTCCCGATGTACCAGCAGTTCCACTACCACCTGCTGCTGCCGCAACATCTATTGTTACAGTACCAGTTGATGGATTTGCTATTGTAAAATCTTCATTAAAATTTAAAGTTGTTATGGATGTATATGTATTGCCACCTCTTACTACACTCACAGACCCAGCTCCACCACCACCACCTAAAGATGATGTTGATACTTGTAAAGTGTTTGTAAATCCACCGCCACCTACCCAAACATATCCTTCTCTTAAAGATGCGGTTAAAGGACCTGTTGTTGATAACCCAGCTGCACCAGATACGATTCCACTTGCATTCACAGCTCCTCTAATATTGGATGAGCCAGTTAATTGTAAAGAACCAGATATAATAGCAGAACCAGTATAAGGAAAATCAGATGAACCAGCCCCACCACCAAATCCTAATGCAGTAATTTGTGCTGCGCCAGAAATTAATGTAGTATTTTTTAAAGATTGAGTATATGCTTCCAATGCACTTATCTCACCTCTAATAGAACCTGTAAAAGTATTTAATGATGCCGTTGCAAAGTTTATTGAACCAGTTACTCTTGCTATGTTTAAATTAACAGATGATTGAGATGATGTATAAGCTGCAATTCCTAAAATATGTGCATCATTAGATGATGTATAAGCTGCAATTCCTAAAATATGTGCGTTTGTAGAACCAGTAAATGAATTTAATGCACCAGATGCAAAATTTAAATTAGCAATAGATGTATTCGCAGAACCAGTAAATGTATTTAATGATGCGGTTGTTTGTTGTATTCTTGGTACTAAGTCAGCTCCTGCCAATGTACCATCTTGTCCACTTGTTCCACTTACTCCACTTGTTCCACTTACTCCACTTGTTCCACTTAGCCCAGATGTACCAGATAAACCACTCGTTCCATTAACTCCAGATGTACCATTAATTCCAGATGTACCATTAACTCCAGATGTGCCATTTATACCACTTGTACCAGAAACACCAGATGTACCGGCAGTACCATCTAATCCAGATACTCTACTCCACCCAACCATATTATTAGATGGATTGAATACCATCACTTTATCAGTTGAATTATCATATGATATTGATGCAGATGTAAATTTTAAACTACCAGAAATCAATGCACTTCCAGTAAACTGCCCACTTAATGTTCCTTGTAATGTAGATAAATTAGCTACTGATGCCGATATTGCTAAGAAAGAACCCGTCATCAATGCGGTAAACGAACCGGATGTTTCGTCCAATATTGTAAGATTCGCATCCATTTGGGCCGCCGTTAGGGGAGCTCCGTTGGAAATTCTTTTAATTATTGCCATTTTATATTATTCTTATATATTTGAAGTTATACAAGTAAATATAAATAAAAGGTAAAAAGAGGAATAGAAGTGATTATTTTGAGAATCTTATAAGAATTTCTTTCTTTATGTTTATTTCCTCTATATTTTTTATATTTTTTAGTAGATATGTTCTGTAAGGATTTGGTTCTTGTGTATATAATCTACTTGATTTTACAAATTGATTAAATATTTTTTCACCATTCTTATTATCAAGAACCAATATATCTTCTAAAGATTTTGCATTATTTATGGTTTCTTGAGTAATACCAGTATGCATCAATTTTTTTAGCCATTTAAAAAATATTTCCGGCTTTATCAAACTTAATTTTAAGCAGGATACAACTTTTTCAGAAGATATACCAATAACAAATACTATGGAAGTTTCAACACCAGATAAAGTTTTAGTCTTACCATCTTTATATTTGTAAGAATTTATTCTGTATATGTTTCTTGGTCTAACTAACGTTTTTGAAAGTGGGACTTCAGATTCTACTAATGGTTTATATTGTAATGAGAATGGCATTATTAAACTTTATTCAATTTAGGTATTTGCATTTTTGATGAATTTACCTTTGGCATATTGAATGGAACTACTTGAGGAGCTTTCTTTACATAAGTATTCATCAATTCGGTAAACTTATCATGCATTTTTTCTAATGTAAAGTTTTTTAGTGTGTTCTCTTTTAAACCTGCTGATTTTTCTAAATAAGAATTGTATTTGTTATATACATCATAAATCTTATTAGCTGCGTTTGAATAGTTTACAGTAAACCATTGAGCTTCTTTCATACAAAATTGGTCAGCTGCCGATTCATCTACTTGAGTTAATGAACCTTCTAACAATACTGCATGTTCTGCTGGTAAGAAATCCATTTGTCCACTCCAACCACTAGCAATAATTGGTTTACCTGTTAAAGTAAATTCAGCCATTGGTCTACCATATCCTTCACCTTTAGCAAATGATAACATTGCTTTAACTTTAGGGTGGTGGTATAGATTACTCATATCAGTTTCTTCCATATCTCCATGTACTAAGTAAATAGATGGACATTTATCACCAAATGGTTTAAGTACTTCATCTATTTTTCTAAGAGTTTCTTCTCTATCAATTACACTAAATCCAGCGTGAGATGTTTTAACAACCAATGCAGGTCTTTTATCTTTTGGTAAATATTGGAATACAGTTGCAAATGTTTTAATTGCCATACCAATATCTTTTCTATCTTGTCCCAACGAACCTTTTAACCAATGCCCAACGATTAAGAAACAAAAATCTTCTTTTACATTTGCTAATACATCATTACCACTTCCTTTACTGAAGATTTCAGTATCAACTCCTTCAAAAAGAACTTCAATTGGAATTGCCGTTTTAATCTCTCCAACAATCTGTCCAGTAGCTTGGTCTTTTTGCTGATATACAGTTCCACCCAAGTTTTGCTTTGTAAAGTTTGATGGTACAATGATTAAATCCATTTTGTTAGAACCATCAATAAAATCTTTAGGTGCAATTGTAGTTTCAACTCCAGCGGTTACACCAATGTTATAATGTCCTTTTGGTTCAAACTCATTTGCTACTGAAACCTGCATAAATACATCCGGCTTTTGCCCAATTTCTCCTATTACTCTTTCTAACATCCATCTACCAAAGTCAGATTCGCCATCTACTTGATTTTGTGGAGTGTTACCCCAACGAAGTGGAATGATTTTTATATCATATTTGTCCATCTTTCGTAGGGATTTCATTAAATCTCTACAATGGTCACCATAACCACTTCTAGTAAAAATAGGTCCTTGAAATACTAATGTTGGCTTATTCATATTATAACTTAATTATTTAATTTTAAATACCTCAAATCTTTGGCGAGGTTTCCAATTTTCAAATGTAGATTCAATTCCATCCATCAATGTTTGGCACATATTTGTATGAGTCAAACCAGCTTCGTTAATAAAGAACTCTCTACCAATTAGGGCGTTTGCTTTTCTTTCTTCTTTTGGAGTGTTATACACTTTAAGAATTGCTTCAGCAACATCTTCAATATCAACTCTATCATCCCAAATATATGGTGTTGGTACTGAACCCGCTAATGCCAATGCTCTACTCCAAACAGGAGTTGCCCAAGGACCCGGCTCTGCTTTACCTTCCCATTTTCTCCACTCATGTAAAGAACCAATCTTAATATAATCATCAGCAACTAATACATTACCCTGAACTTTAAATCCACATTGGTCTTGCAATCCACCAGTTACGTTTACAATGATTGGAGTTCCAGCCATTACCGATTCTGCAGTTGCCAATCCAAATCCTTCATTGTTAGCAATATTGATTG